TGCCATTCTTCATTTTCATCAGATAACCATTTAGCTTCAATCTTTTTACCTTCCGCCCATGCTTTTATTTCTTTATGCCATTTATGTTGTTTCATTTAACATTCTCCATAACTTTTACCAATTCCCGATTCACAAGCTACGGGTAATCCTTTAGCCCATTCGGGTGTCCAACTCATACAACCTGTCACATAACTTTGTGCAACATCAGATGCTCTTTCATCAGCAAGGCATGCAATCGCATCATGCACTGTTAAAACTACATCATAGTGTTTGGCAATCTGAATCATCTGCTCACCAATAATACAACGAGCCAATGCTTGACAAACATTTTCAATTACCTTACCACCATATATTTTATTCCAACCATATCTTGTCTTATATTGGAACTGTAATTTATTGTCTTCGTCTCGCATATGAACAAGTTGGTCATATCTCATCAATAAGCCGTTAGGAAGTCTTATAGCCTTTTCATCTGGAACTAAAGTTAATACACCGCTTCTGCCTAAAGATGTTGTCATGCCTTTAGATAATGCCTCTAATGATTTCTGGCCCTCACGCCATAGGTTTACTATGTATGGATATGTTTGTCTGTATACCTCTATGATGTGCCTGGCATCGTCTTCAGTAACGTCTGTACCAAACGTCTTAAGTTGTGCTTTGAATTTAAGTGCACCCATGCCATAGCCTGCACCGAGAATTGTAGTCTTACCTACAAAGCGTTCTTCTTTAGTAATTTCTTCTCTAGGCTTACCATAAATTTTAGATGCCATGATTTTATATACATCTTCACCTTTAGCAAATGCTTCAACTAAGTCATCTTGTCCTGCTAACCATGCAAGTACTCGTGCTTCAATCTGACTAGAATCAGCATCAATAATGACTTTACCTTCGGGGGCTACAATAGCCTTTTTTAATTTACCTGCATTTGTTCCACGCGATGGTAAGTTTTGTAGATTTAAACTATCTGAACCACCCCACCTTCCCGTATGCGCCGCATAATATTTCAAGGGCACTGGCATCAATCCTCGTTTAGCAATCCCAATAAATCTTTCGGTTCGAGTTTCCTCTAAGGTTGATTTTGTACCTAGTCTTGCCGCAACTAATGTCTGCACTCTGACATCGGGGTGTTCAGCTAGGGCTTTAAATTCTTCATCATTCTTGGCTAACGCGAAAGTATCTTTACCTGTTGCTGGTGAAATCTTCATTGGTGGTTCAACGCCTAAACTTCTTAACAATTCTGCAAACTTAGGGTTACTTGCCAAGTCTTCTTTCTCTACATTAGCTTCGGCTAATAGCTTAGCTTTCTTTTCTTTAATATCAGTTAGGTGCATTTCAAGTAAATTCAAATCCAAATCTAGTTTCGGCTGAACAAACATACGCAAGGTCAAGTCGATTAGTTTCATTTCAGATTTAGGGAACTTTTTAGCAAGCATTGCGTAAAATAATTTATAGGTTAATTCGACATCATTAACACAGTAATCACCATATCTACTAAGTTCTTGTGGTGTGAAGTCCTCACGCCTTTTCCCGGAAGCTGCAATAACCTCATCACCCTTAACACCTAGATTGTATCTTTCAGCCAAAGCAGCTAGGCTGCCACCTACTTCGACACCATGTAATGCACGACCCATAGATAAAGTATCTGCATAAACTTTAGGGGCTATACCAAATTTCTCCCATAATATAAAGCCATCAAACATGCAGTTGTGTGCCACCATCATAGAATCTTTCCATGGGAAAGTACTTAACCAATCCTTTAGTTCTTCATGAGTACCACTTGCCCATTCGGTTTCTTTATCATCTACTTTAACGGATACACCAATGACTTGAAATCTATCATCACGCACATATTCTTCAGTTGTCATTTTAGATAGACTGAATACTACCTTGTCATAATATGTTTCAAAGTCAATCGTTATTAATTTCATTTATCCCATGTCTCCTATTCCAATTTGTTTCATGCCAAAACCAAACTCGTCTTAACCTTCTAATCCTCTGTCTACTTCTTTTGTTTTTATCTGACACTCTTGTTTTTACGTAGCGTCTTCTTCCAAGAAACAAATGTTTAATTTTGTAAACAAACATTCCTTAGCTTTCTGTTAAGTTCTTGCACAATCTTGGCACGTTTCTTACCTGCTTCTACTTTCGTCAATGCTTCTTCTAATTGTTTAATGGTATACGCTTTATATTTAGGTCTGCCATTATGTGTAAGCATAGGGTTGTTATGTCGTCTGCTTTTATGTACTTGTGGTTGTGCCATTAGTTTTTCCTTTTCTTATCAAAGTATACGTCCCAATGTTCACCATTAAATCTGACGTAATGTAAAAATACTTGACCATACTGCTGACCTTCAAACTTATCACGCCAATGTTCTGATACCATACCTAAATATACTACGGCTTGACCTGCTTCTAGTTCATACGAAACTGTTTCACCATTAGGTTTAGTAAACCAAATTGGCCATGGTGTTCCATCACTACCTAAATGTAACGTCACACTTACTTCGCATGCGGGTCTATCTGTATGTTTCTTTAGTTCATCACCATTAGCATATATTCTTGCATAAGAATAAGTTGGCAACATTAACTCTTGCATTAATTCATTCATAATAGGAAGTCTAGCTAACAATAAATGAATAAACCATTTGTAATCATACATAGCCAAAGACAACGGGCATTGAGGGTCTTTAGTAAATAATTCGGGTGTTTCTTCAGATGCCTTTTTAAATTCATCATAAAAGAATTTAGCTTCATCGGGCGTAATAAAGTTATTTATAACTAAATAGTTATTTTCTAAGAGTTGTTCTCTCGGTGTTTTTTGCACTTCTTCTACTAATTTTTCTTCTGCCATAATGCTCTCCTATTTAAAATATGGGCCGACTAACCAAGTGACTACTGAAAATCTTTGCCCTTTTGTAACGGGTTCTACGCCATGCAACATTAATGATGGAAATACAATGATGTCGCCTTTTTCTTGTGGCGGATAAATCTTCTCATGTCCATTTTGAATAAAAAATTTACCACCTTCAAAGTCATCATTAAGAATTACAAGCACAGTAATCTTTCTAGTTTCATCTGACACTAAATGAAATGTATCAACATGCGCTTCATATTTACCATTAACGTCATACATTAAAAACTCAGCTTGATTAGAATGAGTAATATGATATTTCCAATATTGATGATTTACATTTAAACCAACAGTGGTTAGAGTTGCACCTATGCCTGCATGTAAAGGTAACGGCAGTCTTAATACATTACGAATATCTAAATTAATATTCTTTTCGGGGTCTCGACCTTGACCAATAAATGGTTGTTCTTTTTCTACTTCGGGTTTTGAATATTCTTCAATAAGTCTTTTACAGAATCCTTCTGATACGGCTTTCTGCATCACATAACAAACATCTAGTTCGCCTTGAGGTGATTGTTGATATTCCACTTGTGTATTCTCTGCCACAATACTCTCCTATTAATATGGTGCTTCTTCATAATCATTTGTGTTAAAAGGTTTTACTATTTCTTTAGGTAGTTCTACTACCTGCACTTCGGGGTGAGTATCTTTATACCATTTAGCTTCACGCTTCGACCATCGGTACTTTCGGATAATGTCACCATCATCTACGACTGCATGTGTAAATCCATCAGTCATCTGTATTTCCTGTAAGTACTCGTTCAATTTCACTCAAATCATCAAAAATATCATTAATGTCATCTATCGCCGCAATTTTAAAGTTCTCTAGTTCTTCTAATTGGGTATCTATTCCATTAATATCTTCAATCGTATCTTTCTTAAATGTTTCTAACTTCTCTATTCTTTTAGTAAGTTTAGTTAGTGCATTAGCTATTTCTTCGCATGTCATCTTTTCAGCGTTAGCCATTATTTTCTCCTCGTGTGTTCCAAATTAATTAACTTATCTTTCTCCAACTGTCTTAACCTATACTCCGTTGTATTAATCAACTCATATAGTTCTTTCTTTGTTACTTTCGGCTTAACAACTAATAGGTCATTAATTCTTTTAGCTATACGCCAATCATCTAACCTTGTATACATTTAATCAAATTGCGGATTATGCTTTATAAATCTATCTACTTCTTCTGCAATATCATTCCCATCTATTTCGTGAGGGTTTATATCCGTTTCACTAATAAGTTCTGCATCAATAGTTCTTTCATGTACTCTTTTATGTGATGCTTTTGGTTCTTCTAATTTTCTTACTAATCTATCAATAATGACTGATGCTTCATGCATACGCACCATAGCTTCAGCGGGTGTTTCAAAAGGTTGTTTCAAAAGATACGATATTTTTCTAGCGTGGTCTAGCATGATAAATGCCCTCTTACAAATATAAGGTCTACCGTTTGATA